CTTGGAATCATTTGCATTCCCTGTTGTGAAGGGGCAATAGATACTGGTTCTTCAATATGAATAAATTCCCCACCTGATTGAACAACTTTAGCTATAAGTTCTTCTCCCGAGTTAAGCTTAAATGTATATACTGTATTTGATTCGATTGTTATTTTCATTAGATACTTTCTGTTAATTTTTGTTTGAGTTCGGTGAAACCACCGATTAGTACGTCATCTAAAATGATTTGTGGTACTGTTCTTGCTGACGGTATTGCTTCAAGCAATTCTTCTTTAGTATATCCATCTCCGATCTTACGTTCTTCAAATTGTATACCTTTACTTGTTAATAGCGCCTTTGCTTGGTCGCAGTAGGGACAATGGTACTTTGACCAAATAATTGCCTTCATTTTATTTCCTTTTAAATATTTGGTAAGTCATCATAGTTTAATGATTCACTCATTACACCTATAACGTAATTTGTTGATTCAGTTTCTTGCAATGCAGATTGTTTCTTACTGGTATCGGAGTGCTTGTTAAACCAGGGAATAGGTGTACTCTTTGGCGATGGACTATTATATCGTATGCCAATTTCTTTTAATGCACCTACGGCCGTATAATCTACAAAGTCTTTTAATACTGTTGCATTTAATCCAATAACAGGGCCCATCTTAAATAGATAATCAGCCCAGTCTTTTTCTTCTTTAATAACATCTAGGTATAGTTGATAGACTTCAACTTCGCATTCTGATTTAACTTGTGCAAAACGACTATCTTCTTTTACAACTTGATTAATAAGGTAAGCAGTCCAACCTTTATGGAGAAGTTCATCTTGGAGAATTAAACTGATAATGTTACCATTACCAATAAAGATTTTGTTCTCAACCATTGCTAAACTAGTAGCAAATGATACCATAAATCTAAATGCTTCCAATGCGTAACTAGCATGTAATGCCATGTAAATTGCTTTGATGTGTTCTTTCTCGTTTACATCTTGCCCTAACTCTTTGCGACAGTTAACTTTATGTAGTTCATCATAGTAAAGACCCACACTACTTGCCATGTCAACAATCTCTTTTGTATCATGTATTGTATTGAATACATCTTTGGGTACATTATATATGTTACGAATGATGTGACTGTATGACCTACTATGAATATTTGATTCAAAAAATCCCCAATTAAACATCAATGCTTCTAGTTCAGGTAAGGATACTACCGGAGTAAACACTTGAGTTGGACCTCTACCCTGTAAACTATCTAGTGCTGTTTGACGTAACAGATTACTAGTAAAGATATGTTTAACCGCATCTGATGCATCTTTGAAATCATTGGCATCTTTGGTTAATGAAATCTCTTCTGGAACCCAGAAGAAACCACGTGCCGTTGTTTCAAAGTCTGCAATCTTTTTATATTTCACCTCCTCAAACCTTTGAATGGTTACGGGACCTTCCGGATCCAAAAACATTTTTCTATTCAAATAATCTGTTTTAGTGTTTAAGTTGTATTGTTGTTTTGACATTGTTTTTCCTTAAAGCTTACATGCTTCGCAATCTTCTTCATCCATATCATTAAAGCCACTTGGCAAATCTAATACAGTTTCATCTTGACTCTTACTACCTGCTTTGTTAATCAAGCTATAGTAGAATGTTTTTAATCCCCAAACATGTGCCTGCATCAAGTTCTTAGCAATCAATGTTGTTGGGACTTTACGTTCAGGGAAGTGTGCCGGATTATAAAACGTATTAGTGCTCAGGCTTTGATCCACATAAGCCGCAATCACTGCCGCTGTTTTTAAGTAACCATCACAGTCTTTTTGATCCCACATCAATTGATATTTATTCTTCAACTTATGATATTCTGGAACAACTTGTACAAAACTTCCTGCTTTACTTTCTTTAACTGAAATTAAACTCATTGGCATTTCAATACCATTTGTACTATTAATTACTACACTGCTTGATTCTACTGGAGCAACAGCCATTTGTGTAGCATTACGGACACCATGACTACGCATCATGGCACGTAGTCCTTCCCAATTTAATTCAGGATCAAAGTTTGTTAATTCGTTAACACCTTTAGCACGTAATTCCCAAGGGAAGATACCTTGACCATACCGTGTTTTATCACTATGTTCACAACGACCACGTTCTTGTGCTAATTCTACACTTGCTTCAGTTAGATAGTAGGATAAGTGTTCCATCCACGTCTTGACTTCAGCCAATGCGTCTTTTTCTCCGTATCTGAGACTTCGCTTGGCATGCCAGTAGGCAAGATTAGTGATTCCAATTCCAAGAGGTCTGATTTCATCGTTTGATAATTTAGATTGAATGGATAGAAAGTCTTGATAGTCAAGAATGTTATTGAGGCTACGATGCAATATGCGACAAGCACGGCGCATATCTTCTGGGTTACGGAACGCACCCCAATTGATACTGCCCAATGTGCAAAGAGCGATACGACCATCGCTGTCATCCAAACGTTTAAAGGATTTAGTAGGTAAAAGAATTTCACAGCATAAATTACTCTGGTAAATTGTATGATATTCAGGATCAAATGGACCTTGATTCATAACGTTATCAACGAACACTAAGTAGATACGTCCTGTATCTGTTCGTTCTTTTAATATGCCTGACTTGAATACTTCTTCAGCAGACATTGTTTTCTTTCTTAAGTCTTTACGTTTTTCATATTTTACGTATAGTTCTTCAAATAGTTCTGTGTTTTTGTAAAATGCTTCGTATAAATCAGGAACTTCATTGGGGTCAAAGAATGTTATTTGTTCTTTGTTTTTAAATCGTCTCCAGAAGAATGCACTAAGCACAACCCCATAATCCATATGACGGACTCGGGTTTCTTCTGTTCCTTGATTGTTTTTAAGGACAATAAGATCATCAAACTGATGATGCCAAATAGGATAAAAAACAGTAGCACTTGCATTGCGGATACCTCCTTGTGAGCAACTTCTTAAATCACCGAACCATTTCTTTAAGAACGGAATCATGCCGGTGTGCATAATTTCGCCACCGCGAATGGGTGATCCTAATGGTCGTAGTCTACCAATTTCGAGACCAATGCCAGCACGTTTGCTAGCATATTTTGCCATCATTTCACCAGAAGCAAAAATACTATCCAAGTCATCATCACTGCGAATAAGTACACACGAACTGAATTGTTTAGTAGGGGTGCCGAGACCAGCAAGGACGGGAGTAGCCAGAGTAAATAATCCATCACTTGCGGCATTATAATATTCCTTTATATAGCGCAGCCTTGCGTTGTTAGGTTCTTCTTTATGAAATACTGTTGCGGCTGCGATCATATATCTAACTTGTGGTGTTTCATATGTTTGTTTTGTTGAACGGTTGCGGACAAGATATTTTTCAATCAATTGTTCAATAGCGGCATAACTATATTGTTCATCCTTAGAGTGGTCAAGCAGGTCATCCATTTTGTTCCAATCTTCTTCAGTATACCATTCTAGTAACTCCGGTGTATATAAACCAGTAGCTACATTAGTTGTTACAATATTATAAAGACTGGGAGGTGAATAATCCCCATAAACATCTTTACGTAACATAGACAGACGTTGTTTACCTGCTACATATTGATAATTTGTATGTCCTACATCTGGATTATTTTCTACGTCAATCAAGTCAACTACAGCACGTAGAGTAATTTCGTCAATTTGTCTGGTTGAAATCCCATCATAGAAGTGTAGTTGTGATTTTATTTCTACCATTGACGGGCTAACATCTGCTATCCCTACACATATTTTTGCCACTTGTGCTTGCCATTTTTCTAACATTAATGGCTCTTTTGTCCCATCTCGTTTGGTGACGTGTATTTTCATTTTTTACCCTATATTCTTATTAATTGTTGTTATATCTAACTTGCGTACTATTTTAAAATCTTTTAGATTATTACTTATCACCGTATCTGGCCAGTAATTCAGTATATATTTTGCGTTGTCAACCAAGACTAATGATATGTCATCGCCCTGTACATCCGTTGCTAATACAAATTCTATATCAGAAATATCCATTAACAGTAGAGTATAACACATTCCTAGACCCCTTGCAAGTGTACAGTAGGTGTTTTCTACCAAAAGATCCCAAGGACCGGGCCACTCACTGACTTCATTTGGGTGAAGATGATAGTTAATTAATGGTGCATTTTGCCACCATTTATCTACTTCTACACATTGTTGAGATAAATCAAGATTTTTGATTTTATTGCGTAATTTGTACCAGCTTTGTAATCTATTGTCATAAGACGATTGAAATATATTCATTAGATAACTACTTATCTTTTTTCAATATTAGCTAACGTTTTCCTTGTTTTAGTCATATCAGCACACGTATACTTCTGATAACTAGCTTTCAATATCTCCGGCATAGGAATCTCTACTACTTTTACATTAAATGTGTTTGCTACATCTAAAAAGCTAATAGGTTTCCCACTACCTATATTAAATATACCTGATTCTTTAATATTTAAAAACTGTAAATGCGTATCTATCACTTCTTCTACCGGTACAAAATCTCTTTTATGATCTGCACTATTCTCAAATACACGTATTTCACCTGTTTTTGATTGTTCATAAAACTGAAAGAATGGACTTGCTTGCTTATCTTTGTGTTCTTCGCCTACACCATTAGATGCGTATACA